GCGGATACTCATCATAAAGATAAGTCAGCCCATTTTCATTGATCACCTCAAGAAACATTGAACGTTTCTCTTCAAATGTCTTGCGACCGTACCAAAAGTACTCACCAATCTGAGCAATCAAAGTTTGCATACCTTGCTCCTCAATTGTGATACTCTTTGATACAGTATTTGTCAAGAGAGACTTCTCAATCGAATCATGTTCCAGGGGGCAAACGTGCACTCCCAAGTCCTCATCAAATCTCCAATAACGCTTCAAAAAAGTAGCGTCTTTGATATTGATGTAAGGAACACTCTTCGCTTCCTTGTCTGCCATTGTGTACTCTACACCAATGGTCGCAAGTGTATCCTGTAACATTGTATGATTAAACCAGGGGGTCTTGTCAGAAACTCCCATAATGTTATCATCACCATATGTCATTAAATGCACATACGTCTTAAACAAATCAGCAGCACAAGTTCGAGGTGCATCTACCAACTCTTTTGGTAGAGTACAATTCAACTCTTGCTCTTCAAACTCGACAGTCCAACAATAACGCATATAAATCAAATTCGCGATACAATTAAGGATCACGGTCAACGAATGTCCCGAAGGATTAGATCCAATGAACTGAAGTAAATCACCATTAAAATCCACCAAAGGGAAAGACGTATCTTCCGCAATACCCCACATGACACGAAGATCATCTTCAGAGAAATTGCCAGATGCCTCACAAATAAGAATCAACACACGAAATGCTTCAAGCATCAACATGGAGGCCATACGCTTGTCATAAGCGCGGAAATCACCTGCTACAATCTTGCCTTCACCAAAGAAGGTCAAGTATTTGTACATTTCTTCCCACTCAAGACTAAACGGATTTGTTCCAGGTCCAGATTCAAATGCATACCTGTTGTTCTGGATGAGACGAACTGAGGACAAGAAGTACTTTCGCACTACAATTGTCCAATCGGCAGGTCCACCCATAAACACTCTGGTTTTTGCATCGTCAATCTTTTTGAACTTGGTGGCTTCATCCTTCAAGTTGGCACAAAAGACGGGACAAAC